TATCAGTAGTAACATATCCAGCTAATCCGTGGGCAGGTGCAAAACTTCGTGGCGTAGATATAGAAAACTTGCACAAAGAATTAGTTGAAGCAAGAAGTGGCGAAAAAGCTACAGAGATTTTAGAAAGTTTTATTAACCAAGTCGCTGAAAGTGATGACGTTGATAAAAAGCGAAGCAATCCTAAAGTGGATTTATTAAAACTGAAACTTGAAAGGGACGGTATTCGCTAAAAGACGTATAGCCGTGGTTATAGCCGTGTATCACACTTGACTACCACACTCTACGCAGAAGTATAAGAAAATAACAACAAGGAAATTAAATTGAAAAAATTAATTGAAGCTAGAGAAGCTAAAGTAGCTGAACTTGACGGTCTTGTTTCTGAACTTGATGAAATGGAAGCAGGGGAAGATTTTGATAGCAAATTTGCTAGATCAAACGAACTTCACGCTGAAATCAAAGAGATGAACGAAAAGATTGAAGAAGCAAGAGAAGCAGCTGAAACTTTGAAAGCAGTTAAAGAAAGCAGAAATGCACTTGGTGTTGAGGACGAGGACTTAGGCGATAAAGAAGCTGTTGTAGAAGTAAACGAGCCAGATTTGTATAGAGAGGGTGGCGACCACTCTTTTATTGCAGACGCTTGGGCAGCTAGATCAGGCGACTTTAAAGCACAAGAAAGACTTAACAAGCACCAAGATTTTGAAGCTAGAGATGTTGGAACTGGTGCTTTTACAGGATTAGTTGTACCTCAATACTTAGTAGATGAGTACGCACCTATCGCAAGAGCAGGTTCACCATTTTATAACGCTGTTCCTAAAAAGGACTTACCAGCGTTCGGTAACAAAATTGAAATATCCAGAATAACAACTGGATCAGCAGCAGCAGAACAAGCTAGTGAAAACTCAGCTGTTCAAGAAACAAATATGGACGACACCTTATTAACAGTTAATGTTGATACTATTGCAGGTCAGCAAGACGTTTCAAGACAAGCACTTGAAAGAGGTGGACAACCGGGTTTCTCATTGGAAAACATTATATTCCAAGACTTAGTTGCAGCTTATTACACAAAATTAGATAACCTTATGATTAACGGTTCTGGTTCATCAGGACAACCATTAGGTATATCACAAGTTTCTGGTATCAACCAAACAACTTATACAGACGCAAGTCCAACAGTTGCAGAGTTATATCCAAAACTTGCAGACGCAGTACAGGAAATCAATTCAAATAGATTTGCACCAGCTACTGCAATCCTTATGCACCCAAGACGTTGGGGTTTCTTAACAGCAGGTGTGGACAGTTCAAACCGTCCATTAGTATTACCAGCTGGTAACAACCCAGACAACGCAGCAGGTGTTGGGGACGCAGCAGCTTATGGTCAAGTTGTAGGTAGTGTTCTAGGATTACCAGTAATCACAGACGCTAACATTAGAACTGATCTAGGTGCTGGTACTGAAGACGCTATTTATATAGCAAAAGTTGATGACCATATTATGTTTGAAGATAATTTGTTCCAACTTAAATTTGAAGAAACAAACGCAGGATCATTAACAACTAAAATGGTTGTTTATGGTTACGTTGCTTTTGCTTCTGGAAGATATCCAAAAGGAATATCAGAAATCGTAGGTACAGGACTTATTGCACCTACCTTTTAATTAAATTATGGTTTCGGTGTGTTGGGCAACTAACACACCAGACCATTTAGGAAAGTATTATGGCAAAAGATAAAGAATTGATAGAAGCATTAAAAAAAGAATTAAAACACTATGAAGTCTATGGAAAGGCAGATCGTGCTGAAGAAGTTAAAAAAGCAATTAAAGCAGCTGGTGGAAAAGTTGAAACAAAATCTGCAAAACCTAAAGCTGAAAAAAAAGTAGAGAAAAAGAAGTAATTATGCCAAAAGGTATCGGTTACGGAAAAAAGAAAATGAAAGGTGGCAAAGGTAAAGGCCGAAAGAAAGGTAGATAATATCTTATGGCAATTACTAATGGCTACTGTACACAAGACGAATTAAAGACGTTTGTTGGCATACCTACAAGTGATACAGCAGACGATACTCTAATTGATGACGCAGTAAATGCAGCTAGTAGGCAAATAGACGCTTTTTGTGGCAGATACTTTTATCAAGACGCTACAACTTCTGCACGTAAGTTTTTTACAGATGATCTATACAGATTACGTGTAGATGACATTTCAACAATTACCGGGTTAGTTGTTAAATATGATGATGATGATGACGGTACATACGAAGAAACCGTTGCAAGTTCAGATTATCAAGTATTACCAATCAATGGCATAGTTGGTGGTATTACAGGCAATCCATTTTATATAGTAGAACTTATTTCAGACGGTAATCACGAGTGGCCACTAGATTATTCAAGTAACAGACCACGTGCAGAAATAACAGCACGTTGGGGTTATGCAAGTGTTCCAAATCAGATTAAACAAGCTACATTGATGTTAGCTAGTGAACTATTTGCTATGCGAAACGCACCACTAGGCGTTGCTGGTGTTGGTGATTTTGGCGTAGTCAATATTCAACAAAACAGAGAAATAACACGATTAATTGCACCGTTTCGTAAAGGCACAGTTCTAGGTGTTTCTTAATGGCTACACTTGCTGAAATAACAGACGGTATGAAAACAACATTAAGTAATATTTCTGGACTACGTTGTTACGACAATGTACCAGATATGGGTTTAAACTTCCCAGCAGCATTTATTGTGCCAACAGAAATACAGTTTGATTTAGCTATGCAAAGGGGAACGGATCTATACACATTTGATGTTTTAATTGCTGTACAACGTGCTGATAGCAGAACTGCACAGGATAAACTGCACGGATATATAACAGGACAAGGTGCAAATAGTGTAAGACAAACTATATTTAATAATAGAACATTAGGTTTATCTGATACAGACGCAAGAGCAGTATCAGTATCAAATGTCAGTGCAGATGTAAGCGTAAATGGTATTGACGCAATCGGTGCTAATATTGAAGTGCAAGTGTACACGAAAGGTACAAGTTAATGAAATATAAAATAATTGGAAATAAAAAAGTACAAGGTAAGGAAAAAGGCGACATAATAACTATTGATGATGAAAATGTTGCTAAGTCATTAATAAAAGGTGGACACATTGAACCTACTACAATTAAGAAAAAACGTGCTAGAAAAAAAGACGGCACATTTGTAAAAGATGATAAAAGCACACCAAACATTAATGAAGCGTGGGAAGTAGATAATGGCTAAATTTGTATTTAATGACGGAAAAGTTTTTAGTGGTGGCTACGATTTATCAGACCACATCACAAGCGTAAACCTAGATATTACAGCTGAAGAATTAGACGCAACAACAATTAATAGTGGTGGTTTTCGTGAAAGACTAGGTGGACTTAAAGACAGTACATTACAAATGGACGGTTTTTATGAAGCTGGTGCAAATAAACCAGACGCTTTACTTGGTACGTCAATAGGCAACGAATTGATTGTTACAACAGTACCAGACGCAGGTGTAGGCAATACAGCGTACTTTATGAAATCAAGATTATTTAGTTATCAAATGTTTGGTGCTATAGGCGAGATAGCACCATTTAGTATTTCTAAATCACAATCAGATGACGAAGTGGTACAAGGCAAAATAGAAATAGACGGTGCATTAACTACTACTGGTAATTCAACCGGGGTACAGTTAGGTGCAGTTGGATCAACAGAAAAAATATATGTGGCTATACATTGTACTGCTGTTAGTGGTACATCAACACCAACAGTTACGTTTAAATTACAATCAGATGACAACGCTAGTTTTACAAGTCCAACTGATGTAATAACTTTTAGCGATATAACTGCAATAGGTGCTGATTATCAAAGTGCAGCAGGTGCAATAACTGATGATTACTTTAGACTTAATTACACAATATCTGGAACAACACCAAGTTTTTCAATACACGCAACAATCGGTATAGAATAACACACACAACTTAACTTCTTTACTTATCTATAAAATTAAGTTTGAAAGGAGTTTACATTGGCAAAATTTGTTTTAACAGACGCTAGTGTTACCTTGAACAGCGTTGATCTATCAGACCACGTTTCAAGTGTTACATTAGACATTACAGCTGATGAAATCGTTACAACAGCTATGGGTGATACATTTCAATCTAGAACTGGTGGATTAAAAGACGGAACACTATCTATTGAGTTCCAACAAGATTTCGCAGCTAGTGAAGTGGACGCTACATTATTCCCATTACTTGGATCTACAACAGCATTTGTTGTAAAACCAACAAGTGGATCAGTAAGTGCTACTAACCCAAGTTATTCTGGAAACGTGCTTGTAAATCAACATATACCAGTAGCTAACGGTGTTGGTGAATTGGCAACTATGTCTGTATCGTTCCCAACAAGTGGCACAATTACTAGGGCAGAATCTTAGTAATAGCAACATATATAAATCAGAAAGGTTAAAATAACATTATGAACTCAGGTTACATAATTGAATATCAAGACGGCAAAAAAATTGAAGCTGATATTAGACCAGTTGATTTAGTTGGTTTTGAACGACAATTTGGCGTTGGTTTTGGTGTCCTAGCTGATCCAAAGGAAGCACGTTATGAACACGCTGCATATTTGGCTTGGCTAGGTGCTAAACGTAAGGGTGAAACTGATAATTTTGATGACTTCCTTAATAAGGTAGATACTATCAAGGAGTTTTCAAGTGATACCCCAAAAGCCAAGTAATAGATTTGATTGCCACTATTAGTGTGCAAACAGGTCTAAGTCCAAACGAATTAATGAATAGCGATTTGGAATTAATAAGTGCTATTGCTGATGTATTAAATAGGAAATATGGCAACCATTGAACAAATGGGCAGAGGTAGAACGTTAAACGTTACTGGTGCTGTTGGTGTTTCTGGTTTAAATGAACTATTACGTGATTTTAAAAAGCTAGACAAAGAAATTAACAAAACAATACGTAGAGTTAATAAATCAATAGCAGATGAAGTTTCAAATGACGCTATAAAACTTGGAAAACAACAAAATGTAGGTGGCAGACCAGTACACCGTAGGGATCGTGGTGTTAAAGGTATCAAAGGTCGTGCAAGGCAAAACCAAGCAAGTATAGAGTTACAAGGCCATAGAAATGACGCAGTTTTATCATTAGAGTTCGGTCGTATTTATCAACCAGTCCCGGTAAATACAAATAAAGGGCAACGTTACAGATATTATCCACTTGGATTACTAGGAACATTACCTAGATCAAGACCGGGTGCAGGACGTTTATACAGACGTTTTGTAGGCGATAAAGCATTTCAAACAGGTTTCGGTGGTTACGTTGTAGGTAAAACAATTAGAAACGCATTACCACAAATACAAGAAGAATATTTAGAAAGAGTTTTTAAAGAAATAGAAAATACATTACAAATGTCAAAAGTAGTAGAAATACCAATAAGAATATCATCAAGTGGTAAAACTGGATTAGTAGGGAAAGCAGCGTAATGGCAGAAAAAAGATTAAGGTATGCGTTTATTGGGGACGCTGACAGCTTACTTAGATCCATACGTAAATCAGATACAGCATTAGGTAAATTTAGTCGTGGTATAGGCAAAGTTGGTTCTGCTGCTGCTACTGGTTTTGCTGTTGTAGGTGCAGCAGCAGCAGCAGCAGGTGTAGCAGCAATAAAAACAGCTTCAGACGCAGCAGAAGCAGGTGCAGCTTTTGATGTAGTGTTTGGTGATAGCGTTAAAAACTTAACACCATTTATTGATGAATTTGCAAATAAAGCTGGTTTAGCAAGTTTTGAATTACAAGACTTACTTAAAACAACTGGTCAAGTTACACAAGGTATTGGTTTTACACAAGAAGAAAGTGCAAAGTTATCACAAGAACTTGCAACATTAGCTGGGGACGTTGCTGCATTTAACAACGTACAAGGTGGTGCACAACCAGTTATAGAAAGTTTTACAAAAGCACTTTTGGGTGAGCGAGAAAGTTTGGCTACGTATGGTGTCAAAATTTTAGAAGCAGAGGTACAAGCAAGGGCATTTTTACAAACAGGAAAAAGCAACGCAAAACAATTAACTGTTCAAGAAAAAGCACTTGCAACACTTTCTTTAATACAAGAAAAAGCAGCAGTTACACAGGGTTACTTAAATGATGAAAGTGAAAGTTTCGCTGGTAGATTAAATAGAGTTCAAGCAGAATTAAAAGAAGTTCAAGCTGAATTAGGCGAACAATTACTACCTATTGCTACTGATTTATTACCAGTTGTAAGTGATCTAGTTAAATCATTTGCAGAGGGTTTTGGACCAGTAATGAAAGAACTTGCACCTATAATAGAAAGAGTTGCAGATTTATTTAGCATACTTGCACCAGTGCTGTTGCCAATATTAGAAAAAGGTTTTGCAGCATTGGGTAAAGTATTAGATATTGTTGTAGGTGCAGTAGAAATGGGCGTAGATGTAGTAGAAAAATATAACACTAACACAGAAAAAGCAACTGGTGTAACTACAAGTTTTGGCGTTGTACAAAAAGATTTAGGTGATAAATTTTATGGAACTGCAAGTAATGCACAAGAACTTGTAGATAAAGAAGAAGCACTAGAAGCACAAAATCAACGTGGTGCTGCTATGGCAAAATATTATGCTGAGTTATATCCAAATGATGTAATACCTACAAAAGTT